GGCACTGGTGGTGGTAAACTCTCAGGGCGTTCAGGTGTAACCGGTACATGCACTGTGTACACCCGTAGCGTAAATGAATTCGTATCAAGTCCTCTGAAATTGAGAGGAACGCCGTCACGATCCAGCCAACTCACAGTCAGTCTGTCGAGTGAATCCAACCGCGAAGGAAACACAACAGACACGCGATAATCAGTCTCTTCCTTGAATGCTTTGATTCCACCTGATGGTACATCAAGTGGAATGATGGCAAATGAACGCGCCGACGTATTTCCGGTTGTTGTGTACACCCCCTGTGGATTGAGTATCAGTTTTCGAGCATCAGTTGTCAACGGTGTTCGAAACTCTTCAACATCAAGCCATACATAATCATTCATTTCGAGACTTACAATGTTGCTTGACACCACGTAGGCATTTGCAGTTGGGAAAAGCCCGGCGTACACAGGATTCGATGCAATTGGGTTCGATGCAATTGTTCCCAGAGGAATACCAAGAATGTCTGCAATTTCTTGCGTCTGTGTCGTCACCGATGTCAAGTTTCCTGTAAATATGAAACGTCCTTCGGCATCCAGATATGTCATCATTACATTCGAAGCTTGTTCCGAGTTGTTGAATGTATCAACAATTGAACATACCGAATAAAATCCAGGGTTGAATGAAACATTTGAAGTTGCCGAAAAGTTAAGAACGTTTGATCCGTTCGTCAAGTTGTACACGGTGTTTGGTATTTTTGCAGACACGAGGTCGATGCGCTCCACGTTGTGCATAGGTGTTTGAAGAAACAGCGTGTATGAATTTCCGGATGGAAACTGCGTCACGTCCCGCTGTCGCGAGTCGACGTACAAGATTGTCTCCATCTTCTAGTTAAAACGGAGATTAAAAGAAACAATAGAAAAGATGCAGTACTGGATCGACCGAGTTCGCATCCACGAGGGTCCAACTGACGTGACTGTCGTACCTGTAAGTTTTGTAACGGCAAATTTAATTCATCACGACCAACTTAACCGTCTTGTAGCTCCAGAAGATCAGATTGTGGATATAGTTGAGTGTGCCAGTAAAGACTGGGTGTTTGTTCTCAAAGCTGGAGATGTCCTACCCGTACAAATCATTGCATCCATTCAGACGACACTCGAAAACTCCAAGTTTGATGCTATGATGTTTCCAGTGGTTTACCGCGGCTTTCCAGTTTTCGAGAAGCGCTTTTACAAAAAGAATGGCTCTGGTGAGAACGTGCAGCAAGCGAATATGCCTATTTTCAACCTAAACCGTCCACCCGAAGATACATCATGAAGGAACACGTCAAGTCGATTGCAGGGCGAGTATGGCGATCACTCGGTCCTGGATATTCTGAACGCGTCTACCACAATGCCATGGAGGTTGGACTGCGTCAACTGAGCATCCCATACCAAACTGAACGAATCGTTCCAATTGTGTTTGATGACCACGCAATTGGAAACATTCGAGCAGACTTGATTATTGATTCGCGTATTATCGTTGAACTGAAATCGGTCAAAACCCTAAAAGACGAACATCGGGTCCAGACACGCATGTACATGCGTCTTCTCGGACTCTCCGAGGGTGTACTCATCAACTTTCCAAATTCAGGGAACGAACTTGAGGTGGAGGAGATTTAAATTTGGGTTGGGAGTTTCAGCATGTGGCTACATACTCCCATCCAAGGTCAGCGGTAATTTTCTTCCAAATGACATCGTGACGATACAATTTATCTTTGGATTTCAATAGTGGAAAGCACGGCAGGTATTGATCTTCGCCCAGTAATTCACAAAACTTGTACAACACGTAACTGTAACTCAAAAAGTTTTTACGGTTCTCCGGACAATGTTTCTCAAATGGTTTCTGAATTTGACCAAACATGAGTCGAAGTCTGTCTTCCAAGGCTTGAGGCATGGTTGGAGGTCGAACCCCGTTGAGAATCGTTGTGATATAGGGTGCATGTTCATAATATTTATTCATGTGAATCTTCTTCAGCATTTCACGAACCTTGCGATGAGTCAAGTCTGACTTGTCTTTGATACGTTGCTTTTTCACTTCATTTTGCAGTTGTTCAATCAGTTCTTTTGGAACACTTGTCGATTCCTTTGCCTGAAACTGATTCACCCACTCATTGAAATGATTCTCACGCCGATATGAATATACAACGTGACGTTCCATATCCTGTTCCTCCTTGAAACCCACCTCTTGACATTGAACGTAATCTGTCATTCCACATTTTGTACAAATCATATCGCTCGAATTCTCATCGTGTATGTGATCATGTGAACCACATCCTTTACACTTGGGCATGTACCCGGGGTTTTTCTTTTGCATCGGTTTCAGATGAGTCCCTTCAACATTCATCATATATTTTTCATATACATCCTTCTTCTTTCCTTCGGCGCTCTCAAACTCCATCAATAAAGGAATACATTCAGCCATGTAGTTGTACATTTCTTGTTCCGCCCCGGCTTCCCCTTTATGTATTCGTTTTTGAAACTCGGTGAGTCTTTCTTGATAGCGTCCTTCCATGATATTAATTATGTCACTTTCTTTTAGTTAATGGACATTATTCTGAATGTCATCACTGGAATCAGACCGAAAAATTTTCAGGTTCATCAAATGTTTAAACAACAAGGGGATGAACTAATACCGGTTTACAAACTCAAACCAGGAGAACACGGACACGTTGATTACTACTTTGGGGGTAAGTTGTACACGCATCTCGGGACATGGCCTATACGGAACGCAGTGCCAAAGTTCTCCGTCCCAGTGCACACTGCTTTATTTTTTGACAATGAAGGGTCGCAGCCAGTGGTGTGCACGGATGTCGTCAAGCGACATTCGGGTCCTACACAATCACCCGTTTCATTTGACGTCTATGCACCTCGTCCACATTTCAGCATTTCATTCCATGGAGGATTACGCATCTCAATTGGAATCAAGTGGGTCCTCAAAAAAAAGGTGCAAGGAAAACTCCACGTTCAGGATGTACTCGGTCATGTAAGTGTTCACTCCGCCTTGGGTGCCAAGTAAAACTTGAGCTCACCCAGATTTGCCACCGTGTATCGAAACACAATGGGCATGTTTTCTTCATCCGCGTGTTGCAATAGCTGGACACTCGCACAAAGACTCGTCGCCCGTGTAAACATTGTAATGTACTTGAGCGAAAATATATTTCCGAGTGGCTTTTTACTTCCGGGCTCTACACACTCGATGACCGTCTTTTGATTTGCAAACCCACCTTCGCACTCGAGCTCAAGCGCGTGCTCCGTGCGCGTGATCCGAATATCATTCGCCAAGTTATTCATGTCACGCGTGACACGCTGAAAGTCGACGCTCGGAATTGTCGTGAGAATATTCATCTCAATTTCCGGAACGGACAACATGTCATCATTAATGTCAAGCAGCTTAAACTCGAATGACGTTGATGACTTTTTGGCTGCACTCTCGACGTGAATGTGGAGCAAGTAGTTGTCGTCGATACGCATGCTCAGTGTGTCAGTGTTGGTCACAGACTTGAGCAACTTGTATGTGTTTGACACGTTGAGTCCTGCTGTATGTTCTTGCTCGCAGTGATACTCTTCAAAGTTTTCAGCTGGCATCACGAGATGTACCAGCGTCACCCGCGCAGTATCAAGAGTCACAATCGACAGTCCCTCTGGTCGAAAAATGAGATTTACGTCGTTGATGATATCCTTGAGGACTTCAAAAACTGTACGAAATGCACTCGCCTGAATCGTCTTGAAACGAACCATAATAAACTAGAGTGGGTTTGCTTTATTTCATTCCCTTTTGATAGGCATCCATCACTTTTCTGTTCACTCTTTCCTCGAGTTCACGTGTCATCGGAGGCGCCAGAGGTGCATTGAAGTTGTCAATGTCAAAGTAGTCTCCGGCGTCGTTGCCGTCCGTGTCATCCAGACTGGATACGGCGAGCCCCGACTGATCAAACTCTTCTACGCGCTCCTCTGGCTTCATTGACTCGATCCATTTACGGACGTCATTCCCTACGAGCAACTTGCCGTCATTGGTTACGAGTGTGGGTACACGAGTGATTTGTCTGGATGGGACACCGTGGGTTGAAACGTTGTGGACCCGTATGACATGAACGAGAGATGGATTTTCACGAATTTCCTGAAGAACCTGTGCACAATAAGGACACTTGTCACTATAGACCAGGGTGGCCATTACTATTAGTAACTTTTTGTACTCAGGGGGGAGACGCGCCCCTTTTTTCTCGATTACTACTAATATGAAGGACATTGTAGTATTTATCCTGCTGGCAATTTTGGGATTTTTGTTATGGAATCGCGGTATGGTTATGCGAGGGGAAGGATTTACTGATGTCAGTGACAAGGTTTCGGTGAACCCAGCTACGATTCAAACCATCATCAATGCAATTCAGGCTAAAAACCCCGATGTTTACCCAGTCCAAACAATATACATCAACCCGATGGAGGGTGACAAGGGATCCTCAATATTCAACGCGAGAATAATGTTCATCAATACCCGTGGGTACTTTGGTGTCCAGTATGACATCAAGGCTGATGCTGACGGCAACATACTGGAAATGTCAGAGCAGCCCCAGCCTGGTATAGGCGCCGCTGATGTGTTTGAGCCTTTTGGTGGCGGCGACTCGTACACGACGTTTGAGGATACCCAGGTTGCGCTGGACAAACAGTTTGGTGAGCTCAAAACACAGGTTCCAGGGTTTCAGTCCAAATTGGACACGTGGTTGGAGCAGATGCGCCAGTCGACAATGGCAAACGCAGCCACATCTGCGTGGACTGGGGCAGTCTAAAATGTAATTTACTTTTAGGAAATGATATCGGCTCAGGAACTCGCTGATAAAGACAAGAAGAGGCTTGAGGTCCGAAAGACGACGTACAAAGCAATTCTCGAACAGCTCTGTCGCAAAATCAAATCTGCGTCAGAACTTGGAGAACGTTCCGTATTTTTGACAATTCCAATGTTTTTGATAGGATATCCTGCGTATGACATTGAAAAGGCGACAGATTACATTCAGCGTCAGCTTGACCGACTCGGATACAAGGTTATCAAGGTGGCACAGGGCACTTTGGGCGTCAGTTGGGGAGACACAAAGCCAAAAGGTCCAGTGATTATCGATCACTCTGCTGAAGAGACGACGAGGAACATATCATTGCCATCACTGGCAAACCTTCAAAAAACAGCTGCGAAATTGCGTGGAAAGAAATAACTTGAGTAACATCAATGGACTCGACAGCCATCCTTGTCGAGGCGGAACGCAAATTTATGATCAAGCTGTGCAATGCTATGACCCCAGTGATGATTGATTCGTTTTACGAGTTGTACAAAAAGTCTATTGAAATTTCAAAGGGTCGCCAGACATTGATTCGCTATCAAACATTTCTTCAGGAGGTTCAGCACTGGAACAACACCATGGTCAAGCAGCACACTGATACCATCATCAAGTCGTGCTCCATGTTTCCAAACTTGTTGGCGGCAGTGTTTGTCATCTCCGTGAAAATCATGTCCGCGGTGCGTATTTCGTCAGATTCCAAGAAGATTAACATCAAGCTGCCATCGAATGACGTGTTTGTGCATTCATGCTACATCGCAGCCGCAAAGAGTCTGTACGAGGATCCGTATGTTGTTGTTGATAAGATGACTGATCAGGAGCGTCGATCAAAGATGACTTCTCGTTTCAGCGACCTCATAAAGGAGGTGATTGATGATTTCATTCCAGTTCAGCAGATTCTTGACACGTACATTCCCAACTTTACAGGTGAGCTTGACATGTCTGGTGGTATAGCAGAAGACCCAGCCGACCCTGAAATGGCAGAGGATGAGCCCATGCAGGTTGCAACACCCCTTCCAAATACAGAGCCAATGGAGGAGGGAACGCCCGCAGCGCCCGCAGCGCCCGCACCCGAAGGCACGCCAATGGAGGAGGGAACGCCCGCAGCTGAGAACACACCAATGCCAGACGACGTCAAACAAGTTCCTGTGAAGATGCACCACGAGACGTTGTTTGACGACGCTCCTGACAAGTAATTTTCGTAATGTACAGTAGATGGATCATCATTTCCGTGACCCTATGAGCGCAGCTGCAATTGCAGCTGTAGCAACGATCGCCTATGTGTACATTCGTTCGTCAATGAACAATGAAAAGGCGCTCCCAAACTCTGCATATTTTAAACCAGCGTTCCTCGTCGGTCTTCTCGTGTACATTATCGTTCATCAGGGGAATGCTCATCAAGAGACAATAGCGACGACACCATATTAGTTTCTTGATTAAATATAAATGCCAAAAAAGAAATTAAACTTGCGTCGGGTTGTATTAAGTCACGAGGCTATGAAAACTGTAACAGATCCCCCACCCGAAGTTAAGGCTGCGATGCGGAAAGCGGCAAACTATATCTCAGCTGAAATGGTCAAAAACATGGCGGTTATGTCAAACAAAAACGCACCGGCACATAAAAAAGGTCCTGGACCAAAAACCGTAACAATGCAACGCAAGGGGCGTTTCGTTGTGACAGGAACTACTTAAAGTATAGAACGTACATTACTTCAATGGCGACCACGACGAATGCCTTCAATGATATGATGCAGCAGTTTCTCGACGAGCTTGTTCTCACCTTTCCCAATGAGAAGAAGCTGACCAAGTTTCAGAATTCCTTTGCCATTTTGCGCAAGGCGAATGCGAAAAAGCCTCTGAAGGAGTTTATGGAGAATGTAGGTCCTTATGCAAACCATTTGATGCAGAAGGATGAGGAGTTTTTCAAGACGCACGCGTCTGAGGTGCCGTTTCTGGATGACCTGGATATTCCTCGTCTGTGGACCGATGATCTGTCTGAGACGACCAAGAATGCCATCTGGCAGTACCTGCAGACGTTGTACATTCTGGGCACGACAATCTCAGCTCTTCCAGCAGACACTCTGAACATGATCGAGTCTGTGGCTCAGAAGTGCGCATCGCAACTGCAGGACACGGCAACCGCCCCAGATGGTACAATTGACGAGGAGGCGCTGATGAATAGCATGAACGGTCTCATGTCATCACTGCTCAAGGGTGGCAAGGGACCTCTTATTTGAGCCCAACGGACTTGTCCGCAAAAAATCTCCATGTAAAATAGAAGACGATGATTGATCTACGTGATTTAATTGCAAAAGATAAACTTCTCGATTTTTGGCCAACTGCTCGTCAGACGGCTGAAGAAAGAGTCCTTGCAACAACCCGCTTTATATTGTATGCTATAGTGCTCGTATATATTATTCGTCGTGACGCTCGCGTCGTTGCTCTCGGAGTTCTTGTACTTGCTGCTCTTTATGTACTTTACGGTATGAACATGATACCAGACGGTAAACGTGTCGTTATGGCTGGTCCTAAAGCAGTGAGTGGACTGCGCATGCCTACACGCGACAATCCCATGGCAAACTTTATGTTGGGCGACGACCCGAGTTTTAATCAGCAGGCGCCTTGGTATCCAAGCATGAAGAAGGAGGTGCAGCAGGAATGGATGTCCATCCACCCATTCGAACGTAAACGTGATGCAGAGCGTAATTTCTACACGACAGCCGCGTCAACCTGGCCAAACGACCAGGCTGCGTTCACAAATGCAGCATTTGGTAAGCCATTTGCACCAACGTGCCGTGACGATCCTGCATCATGCAATCCAGATGGACCATATGCCCGTGGTCCAGAGCCAATCCAGTTGCGTGGTGGCAATGGTCGTTAAGGTGCGACGCCCGTTGGACTAATAAAAATCTCCATCACAATTAATAATGCCGAGCAGTATACTTCAGCCCGGACTTCTCATGGTTGAAGAGGGTATATATTACGGTCCCAAAAACACAAACTATGAGGTGATGGTGATGACGGATGACGCCCTCCGTTCCCAGACGACATCTCGCAACAACAAGTACTATGCTGACAAGCCATACGACTTTCCAGACTTGTACATTGTCGATCCAGTAAACAAGTTTTTGTCATGGGATCCGACAAGTACGTATTCTATGTATCAGTCAATGTCATACGCTAAGCGCTATCCAACTGATAAGTAGGTCCGTTGGATAAAAAATAAAGAGTAAATAATAGATGGATCCCTTCAGCCTTGCCGCCGTTGTAGGATTGGTTTTCGCCGGAAAGAAAATCAGCGACGCCAAGGAAGATCAGGCTGTGCAGGCAACTATGCCTTCTGCAGTCCCAGCACCAGACCAAGTTTCAAAGTTTGACCTTGTCCAATACAAGTTTGCCCAACAGGATTTCCCCCTTGATCCTCTGAACACGCAGCCAAATTCAGGGCGTGGTTTCTCAGGCGGATTCCGTCTGCCACCCAAGGATGCCATTCCCAGCTTATCTGACACTGTACCAAACGGATCTCGTTTTCCGTTTGGTCAGCCAGTGTACACAACGGATGGAAGCCGTGAGCCAGTGACGAACAAAATGAACAATGTAACGCCCGCAGACAAAGTGTACGTCGGACGTGGTCTCGGTCTCGCGCCAGACGTTCCCGCATCAGGTGGTTTTCAGCAGTTCTTCCGCATCATGCCAAACAACATGAACGAGGAGCGTCTAACCAACCTGCCAGGCACGTGGGGCGGTCCAGCCAACCCAGTCATCAAGAATGGAGGCTCGACTTTTGGTATGATTTCTCATCCTGCAAAGGCGTCAAAGACTGCCACCCACGATCCCATTCAGAGCAGAGGACAAGGACAGGGTGGTGCCATCACGGCACCAGAGGGTCGTCCGGATTTCCAAAGAACACGTCGTACAACGAATCGCCAGGAGACTGGTTTGCGTAAGGATGGTCTCGAAATGGGAGCTGCGCAGTACATGGTGTACGAGGGATACGGATCTGCCTACGACGATCCAATGCGCTGGTCAAATAATCGCATCAATCCTGATCGTGCCGGTAATGGTGGTCGTATGAATGTTCGCGCAGACCCTGTTGGTGCTGTCGGTGCAAATACAACCACGCGCCTCGAGGCTGGTGCTCTCCCGGTTCGTCCCGCCGACGGAACTCGTGGTGGAACTACAGGTTCTCGTTACGTTCGTCCACAGTATGACAGACTTAATGTGTTCAAGGGGCAGACGGATTTCCGTTCAACGACAAATAATCTGGGTCTGGCGTCCAAGGTGCTCAACAACAACCCTTTTGCACATACATTTTCAGCCAAGGCGGAGACTGGCACGCCACTCGTCCAACCCGTGAATTAAGTTTATCACGTAACACTAAAAGATGCAAATTTGGAAGTGGCTTCTTCTCCTCGGTCTTTTGTTTTTGATTACATATCAGCCATCTCGGGGCGGGGGAAACCTAGTAAATTATTTTATTCACGGAAAAGTAGGAGGGAATGAATTCCCCGAGCGAGCAACCATGTCGGGAGAGGCACAAAAGTATAGCGATTCCAGTGACGACGATAAACAATAAGCAGTATATGCTTATTGTTCACGATCGTCGATACCAGGAGTGGACATTTGTCACCGGTGGGTGCAGACGACGTGAGGTGATCAATCCGTTGCGTTGTGCCGTTAGAGAACTCGAAGAAGAGACACGTGGAACCATCAACTTAAAACGTGGTTCGTATTCGTATTTCCAGTTTGCAACCAAGTACAAGGGACCAGGTGACTCAGAAGCGGACATTGAGGATGATGTGACGAGTATATATCATGTATATGTCATTGATCTCCCGATGACTGCACATGAGCACACGTACATCATTCGCCGTTTCAACGAGGAAAAGTCAAAGATGGAAAATCATCAAACATATTTTCGTAAAAACTATGACGAAAACGATGGAGTTGAATTTGATACACTCGAAGGCATCACAGCGCGTGAAAACCTATGGGATATGATACGTACACACGTTATTTCAAACCCAGATTTTCACGCAGCTCTTTCCTCATCCCAACGCGACTCTTTTTATTTTAGGTCGTAATAGTAATGCCTAATAACGCAGCAGCCTTGGAAAAGAAATTGGCTAATTTCTTTGCAAATCAACAAAAACGTGAAATCGCACGAGTTCAACGGGCATTGGTCAATAAAATAAACAAAGCAGTAGGTGTTAAGTATCTTGTCCAAAGCCCAAATGGAACACTTATGTATGCTACACGTACATCAGGCAAGAACAAGAACAACGTTAAAAAAGTATTAAAATATTAAGTGCTGCGATGAATTTCTACTGATAAAATGTTCAAGAGTATAAGAACATGACCAAGTCAAAGCGTATGTTTGCTGAGCTCCTCGTCCAGGCACAGGGTCACGGCGATGCAGAAGAAATTGCAAAAACCATGTCGCTCGTCGATATCATCTACGAAATGAAAAAGGTGGAAGAGGAGGCGAAGAAAAAGGCAGAGCCCGAGCCCGAGCCGGAGAAGAAGGCGGAGCCTTCTTCGACAGAGGCAGAGGAGCCAGAGCCAATTGTCGTCACAAAAATTAAAGACTTTTGGAGTCGTCTGACTCACGATTCTGATTCAGACTAAAATTCTTTGAATAGTGTAATGAAGAATTGTCGTAAAGCCGGACCGAAAAACAAGAGTTGCGTCCGAGCTTCAAACAAAAAGGTGTTCAGCTTGCCTCGAAAGTTTTCAAAAGTTCGTTGTCTCACTGGTCCTATTAAAGGGTTTACAATGCGGGCAAGTTGCGCACCGTATAAAAACAAAAAGCTCTAGGTAACCATGGAGAAATGGCGAACAGACAAGGGTCCAGGAACCCACGTCCTGATGGATGGTGGAATTCTTCAAGTTCCGTTTGAACAACTTGAAGAATTTTACACAGAATGTGTGCACGCAATTCGCACTGGAACAAAACTGTACGTTGTTGAGCAAAAAACGAACGTTTTCAAGTTTTTCGTCGATCTCGATTACAAGGGATCAGAAGCGCTTCCGGATGAATCCATCCTAGAACTCGTCCGTTTGATGCACTCTGTCGTACAAAAAGGACGGTGTTGTATTGCACGCGCAACGCCTCGAAATGTGGACAGTCTCGTAAAAACGGGTGTACATGTTCACTGGCCGGACATTTACGTAACTCGATCGGAAGCACTTGCTTTACGGACGCGAATTCTGCTCGAATTACCTGATGATCCTGAATGGAGTCAACGTATCGACGCGAGTGTCTATGGTGGATCAGGTCTTCGAATGCTCTGGTCACACAAACGAGAAAAGGGCATGGACTCTGATCCGTACGTACCATGGTGTGACCTCGATGGAAATAGATTTGATCCAGTGCCAAATGCAACCACATTGAGTCTGTTTGCACTCAGAACAGACAAAGAGTCCAATGATGCGGTCAATGTTGAAATCACGTGTGCACCTCTCGAGCGGTTCATACGCAAAAATCTCAAGGGGCAAGAACTCGCAAACGTCCGTAGAGTGATGCGAAAGGGTTCAGACCGAATCATCGTTCAGACGGATTCAAAATACTGTGAACGAATCCAAGGCGAACACAAATCAAATCACGTATGGTTTGGTATTACACGTGGTCGAATTTGTCAGCTGTGTCACGACGATGAATGTAAAGAGATTAAGTTTGTAGGTCGTGAACATATTCTTTCTCCAAGTATAGTAGAGGAATTACATAGCAATGTTGCTGTGGATAATTCTACTTTTGTGCCTATTCGTGATCTTGTTCCCGACTTTTGGTGGGAAGAAGAATCGGTTCCTCAGAGAGGTGCATCCTTACTCGGGTCTCGACCCTCAAACGTGGGAACTGCTTCAAAAGCATCTGGAACAGTACGAAAACACAAAAGCAAGTCTGGATCAAAGAGCCGCAGGGCTGTATTCAGCGATTGAGGATGTTCGAAATATAGGACTTTCCATTCGACGAGCAGATGACCACGAACATCAGGAAAGACTTGAAGACATTGCATTTCAGATGGGTGTAGAGGGTGAAACGACGTTGTTTGCTCTTGCACAAAAACAAGGGGTTTACTTCTTTCCAAAGTACTTAAACGATTTACCCCCTGAAAATACAGAGCCTGATGTCAACCGAACAGGCGCATCAATCAACGGGCATTTCCCTGACCCCAGAAGTCACGGGCAGTGAGCCTGTGACGCGTACTCGCTCAGGTCGCACGGTCAAGGCTCCAGTACGTTACACACCTCAGGAGGTGTGCGAGGATGATTACGCAGATGATGATTACGACACGGAAGAGTCTGGCAGCGTTTCGTCTGAGGTATCATATGACACGGAGGATATCTCAAGCGAAAGTGATGCGGATGTTGATGGAAATCTGGAAGGTTTTGTAATTGAAGATAAAACTAGCAGTGACTCTGATAGTAATGGATCGGATGTTCGATCCGTCTCCGATGAGACCGACGTTTCCGGTGACCGAGACGAACGGCGACCCGCAGCAGCACCAGCTCGTGGACGAGGTCGAGGACGAGGACGTCCACCATCAGCAGCACGACGCGCGCTCGTACTATGAACCAAGCCCACGTGTATTTCACGCACAGAATCAACAAATTGATATGCTTGAGAAGGTTTCAAAAGAAACTATAATTCTTATATTTGCTGCATTTTTCATTGGGCTGCTTCTGGGGAAATCACTGACTCCGGTGATTCTGAAGCACTGATTCCAGGCTGGTCACCTAAAAATGGAATTGTAGGTGATGTCAAAGAGGGTATGTATTGACCAGAGTCAGGTGCTAGCGCGGAACCTCCAAAAGTATTCCCATTTACGTCAACTCCTTGAATATTCGTTAAAACTTGATTTTCAGGTACGGGCATGAGATTATTTGTTTCAACTGTGGACATGAGATTACTTGTTTCAGGTACGATCATTTCACGATCTTCGTATGCATACATTCGCGCTGACCCTCCATCAGACTCGTTCGGTACAAAATCACCGTATATAACGTTTGATGAAGGATCACCCTGAATAAAGTTCAAAATAGGATTGCCCGCTTGAATCTGGAAATCGAGACCACCCATGTCTTTATATATCTGTGACTGATTGTCAACACGGACGACATTACTCATCGAGTCTATGTAAGGACTGTTATTTGATGTTTCAGCAGTGTTTCCGATATTTTCTGTATACGGGGATTGTGTGTTTTCGTCACGAGGAGGAGCGTACCCCTCCTTGCGTACACTCAGAATGACAATGATTACTATCAGTACAGCAAGTGCCACCCATACCGACCAGTGAACTCCTTTCATTCTATTCTATAGACACATTTTAACCAAGCAGACCAGGTGCTGCTGAACCTGCACCAACTGGCTCGGGTGCAGGACCAGAGTCAATCGTCACTGGAGGCGCTTTGGCGCGCTCCTCCTCCTGCTGAATGCGACGACGCTCAATCTCCTCTGCGATGCGCTCGTCGGCGAGCTTCACCAGCTCGGGCATGTCCTTGTCTGGAAACTCCTTCTTCAGGTCATCGATGAGCTCGGCGGGGTGAGGAATTGGTGGAACGTCGGGCTTGGAGTAATACTTTGAGTTTTCATCGCCTGGCTCAATGAATGGCGTCGATGAACCCTCGATCGGCTTTGCCATCATGTCACGCTTACGTTTCTCGAACATGGCGGCAGCCTGACGCTGATTGTCACGATACTTGGACATAATCTCCTCAAGCTTCTCATTCTGGTAATGAACGTTGTCAATCTGCAGACGATCTGGGGGGATCAGCAGCCACTTGTACATGTCCACGACGTAAATGTCCACGAGGGCATCCTCCTTTTGCAGACGCTTTGCGTGGCTCTCCGCCTCATCCTTTGTGGCAAAGCACCCGCGAATCTTCATACCCACCTGCTCATTCTTCTGTGGCAGGTCAGGACCGACGATGGAAATCAGTGCAAAAAGCTGTCCTGGGACGGTCAAGTAATCCTGCTCGAGAGAACCCATATAAAACTACTGCACACTAAAGTTTTAAGTAACTATGGATGCTCTTCGTAAATACCACAACAATGTGAAGCGTCAACTCATCACAGCGTGGGTCAAACCAAAGTCGTACGTGCTCGATTGTGGATGTGGTCGAGGCGGTGACCTTCACAAATGGAAGGCAGTGCAGGCTCGTGTCGCTGCTATTGACCCAGATGAAGAGTCGCTCAAAGAAGCGGAAAACCGAGCCTTGGATATAGGAATTGGTGTGTGGTTTCTCGGAAAAGGAGACATCCGTCAAGCGGCATTTGCAGGACCGTTTGACGCAGTCTGTTACAACTTTTCAATTCAGTACATCATCGGTGAACATTTCGATCAGAGCGTCAAAGCCATCAAAGTGGCTGTGAAACAGGGAGGGTACCTGCTCGGCATTGCACCAGAAAAGAGCCTCATCCAACAAACCAAGAGCCCGGATCCTCTCGGAAACATCTTTGAGGTTCACGGAAATCAAGTGCTCATGAAACTCACCGACGGACCATTTTACGCAGACGGACCGAAATACGAACCTTTACTCGAAGGGAACGCTTTTCGGCAAGCGCTCGAGCCAGAGTTTCGATGTGTTTTGTGGTCACCGATTTCACCAGAGCAAACAGGGTTGGTGAGCGACATTTATGTTCAATTTGTTTTTTTACGCCTCTAGTAGTAGATGAACGGGATTATCCAGACGGGGATTCTGTTGACTGCATTTATTATTGCAGTTTCAAACACCCGTCAACAAAATCCCCTTATGTCTGAAATGACTCGACGATATGATATACTGTTGTATCATCTCAGAGAAACTGAACATGTCGATGAAAGATTCAGCCGTCTCAGAAAACGGTGCATTCTCACTGGAATTCACGGGTCTCGTATGAATCGTGGAACTATAGGCTACAACGTAAACAAGGGGTATGAAATTTACATATGTCTGGACGGCGGACTCGAATCTATTGATTCGACAATGAATGTGCTCATCCATGAACTCGCGCATGTCACGGTGGATGAGTACGATCACTCGGAAGCATTCTGGGCATCTTTCAAAGATCTCAAGGAGTTGTGCAAGACACTGGGGATATACAAACCACTTGAAAGTTCCGTCGAATATTGCGGTATCACTATCCGAGATTAATTTTCTCAACTCATGTTAAATGTCTGGTGGTATCGTTCAGCTCGTCGCAACTGGTGCTCAGGACACTTGGTTAACAGGTAAGCCGGAGGTTTCTTTCTACCGCTCCAGCTACAAGCGTTACACGCACTATGCCATGTCCCCCGAACGCCAGCTGATTCAGGGTAATCCATCCGCTGGTAACATCTCCACGATTCGTTTTGAGAAGAAGGGCGATCTGATCAACTACGTGTACCTCACTGCCAAGGATACCACTGGTTCCTTGATTCCAAACATCGACTGGACCAAGGTCATCGACAAGGTGGAGCTTCTGATTGGCGGTCAGATTGTAGACACACAGGACATTACATGGATGACAAAGATTGAGCCAGTGACTGGTGCCCAGAACTTCTCCTCTCGTTTCCTGAACAACAACAGCAGCGGTCCAACGAATGTTACAAATGGTTTCCTGCCTCTGAAGTTTTTCTTCTGCAAGGACTGGAACGTGTCGCTGCCTCTGGTGGCGCTCCAGTATCACGACGTTGAGCTTCGCATCACATGGAGCACCAGCCTGTCTTCTTCTACACTGTCTGTGTTCAACGGAACAACCACAGCAGCCACGGCTTACTCCTCATTCCAGTATGAGGCGTGGACCAACTTTGTCTACCTGGACCAGGCGGAGCGTGAGTACTTTGCCAACACGCCAATGGACATGCTGATCACCCAGGTTAACCGCATCCCCATCGGCACACAGAACATGCAGGAGCTGGCGCTGGCTCACCCCATTAAGTTCCTGGCATTCTCATCCAACAACTACACAACAGCATATGGCACAGCGACACAGATTGCACCCATCAACTACCAGTTCAAGACGCAGATTAACGGTGTGGATGTTGGCGACTCGCGATCCATGTTCCAGTGGATCGATGTTCCCCAGTATTACCACACGCCTTACGGCTACAACCACGCACAGGCAACTGCCAACGTTGCTCTGATTTCATACTGTCTGGATACATCCAAACTGCAGCCAACTGGCACGCTCAACTTTTCTCGCATTGACACCTATCGCATCGTTGCCCCAGCAGGCGTGTCTCTGAGCACGCTCTCCGGTGCCGCAGGAAACTACTTTTACGCAATAAACTACAATGTTCTGCGCATCAAGGATGGAATGGCAGGACAGTTATACTCGAATTAAAAAAATAATATAAAGAATACCACCTACAAATCATACACTCTCCAATGAAAAAGACTGGAACGAACGGCTTGAAGTTCTCAGGGGACGTATCGTCCACTGGATGAGCAATGAGCCTGAACGCGACTTATCATTTGAACATCTCTTTTTTACTTTTTCTGTGGCTTCATAAACTTGGTTACAATATAAAATATAACAGCTGCGATGAATGCCGTTGCGAGCATACCTGTCGCTGACAGGTTACCGGCATCACTCATAAATTTAGGAATCATATCCGCCAATTTGTTCTGAACTGGCTTGGAGAATGCAACTGTCGCAGCAAGTCCTGCGATGACTGCGTTCAACTGCTCATCAGTCAGACCAAATGGGTTTTTTGAAGACGAAGGAGACGTAGTCCCTGAGGTGGCGTTATCCAGACTCAGTGCAGCCACCTTCTGGTTATGCGGATTCTTGTATGGACCACCCATGGACGAAGGAGGACCGTAGTTGTCCAGCTCAGCACTTGGTACAATGTCAGCTATTGATGTCGAGAAATCCATTTCTATTTGAGGAGGTTTTATTTCTGGTTTAAATAACTCACGTTGATCAACTGTGCGTGTCTGGAACTCTGGCTGGAGTTCGGGTGGTGGACCAAAAGAACCCTGCGGCTGCGGCTGCTTTGGTTCTTGCTGAATCAGCTGAGCAATGTCACTCGAACCATCAAAATCCAAGTTTTCGATAACCATGTCTACTGTCTCACATGAAATCTTTTATGAATCGGGGACGCAGCCGAATTGGCTTTGGTTTCATACGCCACGGCTGGTCAAATAAGTAATGCCAAGTGTATTCAAAAACAAACCCAAGTTCTCCATGTGTGTCAGGATGGACCAGGGCATCGTACCACGTCTTCCACGCTTCGAATGGGTACTTTTTAATTTTGTTTTTGGATACAATAAATTGACCACATGCATCAGTTAATAAACTTTGATTCGGGTATCGTTTTATATATGGCTCAAAAAGATACCAATATTTAGCAATTTGTAAATAGTAGCTTGACTTTACATTATATGGCGACGGTTCACTGAGCCAGTACCCATTCAAAGGGATGTAACAATCACCTGTGAGATGAGCACGTTCGATAAGTTCCAACATGTGATGTTTGTATTTTTGATGTTTATTATATTCATGTCCGTGAATAAATGCCATGTAATCTGGAAGATTGTCCCAATGATCAATAATATAACGTATATATGAACTCGATTCATTTCCTCTGTTTGGAATGACAATCGATGGCTCAATTGCTGGGGTTTCAGAGCCTTCGTGATCAATGACAGCAACGTCCCATGTGGCACGTTTTAACCATGTAAGATCTTCTCTAAAATGACTTGATACAATAACCTTTCGTTCTTTTGTCCTTGTCAAAAGAATGAGTACAAAAAATATAATGATACTCAGAAGCAATGTGAGCTTCATCTAAGTGTACTACACCTTTTTAACAGTCACACCTGGACGCCGTGCGCTTGCAGTGGGCGTCCCTGCAGCTGATAAAGGCGTTGCGACGTGCCGAGGATTGTAGTTCTTCTGGTGGTATTGCCACATGGCATCTGATCCAATTCGAAACCCCTTTCGGATTGGAGCCTTGTAATAAAAGACACAATCTTCGATTCTATTGGATTTGCTAGTGTTGTCGAGGACGAGGCACTCGTAGTTTTCCGTGCAGGCGTTCATCACCTGACAAAACATGTCGAACGTCGGAAAGACACCAAAGAACGCCTTGTAAAGACGCTCGCGATTCTGAATCACATTCTCACGGAGGACAAACACATAGTCGACATTTGCACGCAGGTCGGGCGTCAGGTCCATGCAGTACTGCATCGTCAGCAAAAAAAAGATTTTCCAGTGACGACCGTTCATGAAGCACTGCCGGATGCACGTATCCTTCATGAACGCCTTGTCGTACATGCAATCGTCCAAAAGCAAAAATGCACTCGACTTTCCACCCCCAGATACAATTCTACGCTGCCGCTCGAGAACCTTTTCAATCGCATCTCGCTTGTAGTCTCCGTAGATGAACAAGTCTGGAACAAACTGGCGATAGTAGTGATTACCATCCTCCGTACCGGACATGACAATACCCGCTGGAATGTGCTTTTTGTGATACATGATGTCAGTGACGAGCGTCGATTTACCGGTTCCACGCTTTCCGATGAACACGCACACCTTGTCGTCGCCGATCATGTTCGGATCAAACTTTTTCAGTTGTAGATTGGTCATTACTGATAGTACGCTGGTTTTTTTGCGCACCTAATTTTCGCACCTTAAATAAGCTTTTCTAAAATTGCGATACGCTGAGTCATCAGGTCCCGTGGAGTCACATTCGACTCGAGACGACGTCTCAGCATGATAACCTGTGTCATGGCACCTGCATACTCTGCAGGCTTGGTCTTGTCCACCGCTGCTAAGAGCGCTTCTGCATCACTCAGAGCCTTCTGGAGCACAGACTTTTGTGCAGGGTCAACAGCAAACATCATCTGATTGTCAACATCGTCAAGTTCAGGAATAAGAGTATTTAGAGGAAACGCCATATATTACTCTAGAGACTTCATCTTTATGGAACAATCCGCGATTGATATTTTCTTACCCGTGATGGAATCCAGCGTCGTTCTCGCAGCCCACTACGCCAAGGCGTGTGGACGAGACTGTGTCACATCACAGGACATGTGCTACGGAATGATGTATGCTGCTCGAAATATCACTGGAAAACAAATCGGAAGTATGTTCCCCGAGGTTTACGACTCTGAAGACGACTCTGGAGAGGAGGGATCCCAACCCGAGGACGATGAAGAAGTCGAGGCAGCCTGGAGTCGCTATGATGGAACTGACAATGAACATGCAATGAATATGAACGCGTGTGCAGATTCATGGGATGCATGGGAACCCGAAACCCCAGCAGAACGTGCGTTGAAAAACGCAGTCAACAAAGCAAAGGAAGAGTATGTATGAACTTCTCGAGGAGGATGAAGACTCTGACGAGGAAATCATCCCAAAAGTAAAGTACTCGGTGATTCTCCAGAAGGAAGAGTATGAAGATGATGACGATGAAGAGGATCCTTTACCGTTTGTAGACTTGGGTCCAGGATACTATTTTTTTGATGAGGACACTTGATCGAAGGGGGTCAGACCGGCGGTGTCCTCCGGACATCTGATTGTCTCGGAACTTTTTTCTATGCATAAATTAAAAATGTCTGGCATCCTATCTGGCACAGCAGGCGCCCTGATCCCCTCCGTGTCCGCGGGTTTCTTCTTTGCCACTGCGATTGCGTGGATGGACGTGATCCGCTGGGTCATTTCCCAGCTGGTGAATGTCAACAAGAACGGCGGTAACTACTACCTGCTGAGCGCCGTGTTCACCACGCTGCTGTCCATCGTGGTGATGATGACACTGGCTCGTCTCCAGGAGATGAACGGTAAGAAAATGTAAGTATTCCATTAGGGTACTATGGAACCAAAAATCTTCAACATGACAATTCTCGATTGGCTCGCATCTTTTATGGGATCTGGGTTGGTTGGGGCGCTCGTGTTTAAACTCAAGGGAGCCCAGGCGTGGGCTATTTTTCTCCTCGCCTGGATTCTGATTGGTCTTTTTGTAAATAAATTTTTTGGTATCCAAACCCAGCCTGGATACTATTTGGGAATCACGAAAGACCCAAAGTATCCTGAATTAAACAATGGAATTGTCCAATTAACGTAGGTTACGCATCAGTTTTCGAATAGATTCATTAGTGAAACCATTTCTTTTGAGTTCGGCGTTGAGTCTAGCATTTGCAATTTTTGCCTTATTTTCTGCGCTGTGACGCACGGCTGCTGCTTTGGCTGCTTTGGCTGCAGCCTTTCTAACTTTTTCATAATTTAACGGGTGTTCAAGCCAAGCCATTTCCTATGTACCAAGAAAATTTTACACAAACATTGGTTCATTTAAAGTTGTATTGACTCGCTGAGAAAGACTTGTGTTTCTCTTTCTCGCGGTTGCAATTGCATTTGCTTGTCGAGCAAGTTTGTTTCTCGCAATTTTATTTGCAGCAGCTTGTCGAGCAAGTTTGTTTCCATTTGCTCTCGTGCGATTGAGCAGTGCGCGAAGATTGTTACGGGAAAGAGTAGAGTTATGTTTGACCCCTAGCTTATTCAGCTGCCCCTGTAATCTTACGCGCCGTATACGATTTATTTCTCTCCGAAACGCATCCATTTCTATGTATCAAGAAAATTTATGTCATGTGCACGCCTAAACTCAGTTGACACGGAAAAGTCATCCACAAACAATGACGACGACTCTCGCTCGCCCTGGTCTCATGTTCACCGCGTTTCCTCTGCCAACACCCGAAGCGCGTCTTGGTCCTACCATGTCCACGTACCAGTTTGGGTTAGATCTAGAGGGTTTTCCCAAGGCTGGTAATGTGTATGTGATTTGTGACGATGGCTCGATCCAATCTCGTGATCACCCAGATCGCCCAATCGGATGGCAACTCATCGAGACGACAGATGGATGGATGTATCGTGTGACGCAGATGAACCACAAGCCCAAGCCTCTAGCTGTTTCATTTTATGGGTGGGCGGAAGATATTCCCAAGGGTCGCGGTTACATTGGCTCCGTTGTAGTGGCAGCGCGTCAGCAAGCCGAGCCACAAGACGCAGAGGTGATTGAACAGAAGGACCAAGATGAGGAGGTGAGCTCGACGCCGCCGTCTACGCCGTGTCAGTCTCCGAAATGTCCAGGCGCGCCTCGCAAGTCTGACATTGATAAGATTGCATCCATCGACCCGCTCCTGGCGCAATGCGCCGTCATGTTGGGGGATCCAGTCCAGACGGAGGCAATGTCCAAGTTTGCAGAGGGGAAGATGAGCTATGCGGAAATGCGCGGACTTTGCGGTTGAATTTCTTAACATAGTGTAATGGAAGCGGAGCTTGTGTTTACAATTTTATTGTCTATTGTTGCACTCTTTGTCCTTTTCCGCACCGAATCACGCGATTCAGACAAACATATTAGAACTCTTTATAGACAAGCGGCTCGGTTTGCATTTGCATCAGTCCAAGATGAATCGAGTGTCATCAAGACGCTCCATGCCAATTACGCAATGGGTTATCTCTTGGCACTCAAGGATATAACGAATGCAACTGAATTTAAACGCGCAACAGGTGACGACTTGGCGTCATTTGAATACAAAATTACCCGCATACAAGATTTGTCAACTGTGAATCTTGTATCAGAGTGTGAGGAACTCATACCAGACGAAGACCCGATGCTTCTCCGCGCAATGTACATTAAAATTTAAAACTGAATACACATTAATGGAGGCTGTGATTGTGAATGTTCTCAATAGTCAGCTCAAGGCGTACCCACCAAAGAGTCCGATTGACGTGATTCGCACAGCCAAGATGCTCATCCAGGATATGAAGATGGATGTGTCCATCATCAATGTTATCGAAATTGTTGCTCGTGGTCAGGACGGCATCGAGGGCACACCCGACGACATCATCCCACCTGTCATCATGAGAGGGATTCGTGTCCTTTTGAATGAGGATATGATTCAGGACATTGCAAATGAGCTCGGTCAAGTCAAGCTTCCAAAGGAGGGATGTTTCTGCTTCTAGGTGTTCACATATACTATTCGTCGTTGATTAAATGGAATACCATTAAAATTTGTTGTAGCCGCCATCGTGTATGCTCCCATGCGATTCCATGTGAGCACATCACCAACTTTAAGCCCAACGGGCAGTGAAATACTACGCGCGATGATATCCGCGCCGTCACATGTTGATCCAAACAGTGTGACGTTTTCAAGTTCTGCATCTTCATCCACGACGGGTTCGGGCTCGGCGTGATCCATGAGAATGCAATTAAATGCACCGTAGAGTGACTCGTCTATAGTCACGGCACCATCCTTTGTGCCGATGACTGGAGTGTACAGAGTTGCTGTATTCTCTGCGAAAAACCGACCTGGTTCGGCTATAACCTCGTACGCGTCAAGACCCGTTTCTTTGAGTGCGTCGTTGATGCACTCTGCAGCATCTTCAATGTCCATGCTGGATGAAAATCCTCCGCCAATGTCGACGAGTTGGGGATTATATCCATATTCCTTGAGAACGTCAATGGCACGTGCTGATGTGTAAATAGCATCGGCGTATGCACGGGTCGAACGAGCCCCTGATCCTACGTGAAAACTCACACCAGTAATGTCCAGTTTGAGTTCTTTGGCTCGTTCAATAAGGGTGTACCAATCAGACTCGCCTGCTCCGTACTTGTTTCCAAGGGTACATACCGCTGTTGGGTCATCAGCCCGGATTCGCATAATAACCTCCATGTTTGGTGCATAAATGGCCATTTTTTCAAGTTCACACACAGAGTCGAAAGTCGTTCGTGTAACCCCATTCTTAGATGCGTAGAGAATGTCTGCAGGACGTTTACATGGGTTTGCGTAAATCACTTTTTTTGTCTTTACAATTTCAAGTTCTGCTGGGCTTGCACAGTCGAATCCAGCTCCGAGGTCAGCGAGGGTCTGGATGAGGAGTGGGTCCGGATTACACTTGACTGCGTAATACGGTGTCACATTTGGGAAGAGGGACGTCCATTTTTTGTATGCTGCTCGTGCAACTTCAAGATCAATGATGTAATGAGTGTCAATCATCAGAGCCGAGCGCTCCTGTGTGACGTGAACATTTTAGTTCCAGTCAATTGGGTCCCATATCCCGTGAATAGTAATGTCCAATGGGTAAAACGGTTGGATCGACCATTGTCCTGTATGACTGAGAATGTCACACATGATATGAAATGCATAAATCTTTCTGTGTGCTTTCGGGATGAATGCAAGCGCCCACAGTGAGTGTGGCACTTTATAAAAAAGTGCGTACATGTACCAATCCTTCTTTACACGCCACGGTATGTTTCCTGGTGTCAAGAAAAGCATCATGGGCACATCAGGTGCAAGCGACCACAGTGACCATTGACTAAAGTACAAACGTGTCACCAAAATGTGACCAATCCATAACATAAAAGATTGAAGCGTCTGAACATTAAGTAGCAATGGAGCGTGTATTTTTGCTCGATCGTTCTGGGTCTATGCAGTCTTGTGTGGATGATACCATTGGTGGATTCAATGCATTTGTCGAGTCGCAAAAATCGTTCGGGGGTACAATGACGCTGTGTTTGTTTGATCACGAGTTTGAAATCTTGTACGACAAGGTGCCGATTGACCAGGTTGTTCCTTTGACGAATGATACGTACCTCCCTCGTGGAGGGACTGCTCTGCATGATGCCATGGGACAGGTTCTCAAAATGAACCTGTCCGACGACGCGATGGTTATTATTCTCACCGATGGTGAGGAGAATTCGTCCAGGTCGTACACGTCTGCGCACGTCAAGGATCTGGTTGATTCCAAGTCATGGAAGTTTGTCTACCTCGGTGCAAACCAAGATGCCGTATTGACTGCACAGGGTCTAGGTATCAACACATCTATGGATTATGATACAAGTAGGACACCCGAGCTGTTTCGGGCACTGAGCGCTACGGTTACCCGATATTCACAGGATCC